CCCCCGCTATAAATGAGTAAGTAATTTTCGAATTCTTCCCCGCATTATTACCGAGCACAATACCAGAATTACCATAGGAATTTATACCAGAATTATCGCCTATATTAATATTATAAGAAGTTATACCTATATCCATCATAATAGGTGAGTTATCAACATTTGCCCCTGCATTTTTACCGATATTAATGCTCATATGACCTCTAGGATATATATCATTAGGACTTGGATATGACAATCCAGATTTTTCATCCATTTCATATGTTGTAGTTAATAAAATTTGTCCTTGTGGGTCAGTATTACCAAGCTGATTATCAGAAGCACCATTCCATCGTTGATCAAATACCACACTTTTTAATATAGGATTACTTTGATACCTAACAAAACGTGTAATACTATTTCCCCAATCATCACCATTATCATCATATTTACCACCAAATGCTCCCCCAAAATATGACAATCCTTCCTCGTTACGATTAGACTCAAATCCAATCTGTGTATTGTTTAAATTTTCTAAATTATCTGTTATATGTAATATTCTTCTTTCTGATGATGTAGCCATATTATCCTCTTTATTTTAAATTTATTTTAACATGTTCAAGTTATACAATTAGGATTAATTTTATCTAATATCCAAAATTCAACATTTGTCACCGTATCTTGTATTATATTCGTACTCGTCCAACTATCTTGAATAATACACGGTTCGGGAACACACCCATTAGGATATGTTTTTCTAGGATATCCCCACAAACCCGTTTCATATTCAGGATAATCCAATACGTACCCGTATCCAGGATTAGATGGACATCTAATACCTTCAAAAGGTGCAAGTAATCCTTTATTTTCCATAACATAATCAAGCGATTGTTTATAAAAATGATCACTAGTTTCAAATGGGAAAGTTGACGGAATAGTACGTTCAAAATTCCATTGATTTAAATATACATCGGATTCATACGGTCCATTCTTTCGTCTATACCAATTGTTATAATCATTATAATCATCGGATAACACATTATTAAAAAATGTAGGAGCGTAATGCCGTATATATCCTTCGGACGTTATTTTACCCATATTGTCGGACGTTATTTTACCCATATTGTCGGTTACGGTATCAACTATATTTAAATAGTCCCCGCCATCATATACACCTAATGCACCTACACCCATATTCACATAATTTTTACCTGAACCAATACATTCGCTATTAGTATAGCAATTATATAATCGAATGTCACCAACATCTAATGTATTAGAATCATCTGCCCATAAAGCTAATTGTGGATCAACAAAGATATTTTTAGGACCAAGTTCTTGTATAGGTCCTGATATACAATTATGTACAAATCTAACATCACTACTAAATCCAAAAATATCATTATAATCTATCACACCATTTATGATATCAGCTTCAATTGCGATATGTTTTGTTGTCGGAGTATCTGTCATAACTAAACCACTACCACTACCATATCCAGCACCAGTAGAGATAAACTCACGATAATATATAATATTATTAATAATTTCTGTATATGTTAATTTTTTAGCCATTTGAGGAACATGGATACCTTTAGTCACTCCATCATTGCTATACAAATTAGTAATAGATACAACATTATTATTGATAAAAACTTTATCATCCGTTGTACCGTTAATAGCAACATATAATATACCGTAGCTATCATGTCCTTTTAACACCACAACATTTTCAGTTATAGTATTTATAGTTTGGAGATCATTACTAATATTGAAAAAAATTCCTCTCATCGAATCGACATTGTTGGAAGTTTTGTATATTACATTTTTATTAACTATAGCTGATGAATTCGTTAGTGTGGCGGTATTAGATACAACACCAATACCAGTACCACTACCACTACCACTACTCAATATATTTATTGTATTTTCTAAAATTTTGGTATACAATCCATCTATTACAAGAATACCAAAAAAATCTGTAGTCGGTCCATCGACCTCAATATAAGATTTTTCAATTGTACACCCATCGGCTTGTATTCCTTGTACACCCGAATATATCTGGATGTGTTGCTCGCACACGCATCCTGTAAATTTACAATTCGTAACTATTGCACCACTACCACTAAGTAATAATGTCGTCGTACCATTATTGTTATTAAATTGCACGTTATTAAATATACATCCAACATTATCAGTTATACCGACACCACTAGATTTTACATTAATAGGAATATCATGTATATTTGTTGTATTAGAAATAGTGACCTTTACATTTATTTCTACATTGTGTGCAGTATCATCTATTAGTTGGTCACCATCATAAATGTCAATATTGTCTCCGTCAGCAATTATACCATCAAGATCTTTTAATAATATATACAAATTAGGAGCACCCTTGTCGGGTGTATTATATGGGATATTAGTAGGATCTACGGAATTATATCCATTTATGTAATAAGTAGCCATTAGTTATCTTCTCCTTTAATGGTAGTAGCATAACCACCAGCGGATTTTATAGTACACCCAATAATATTTGATCGATAATCTCCATTGGTATACTGTGTTCTCATTCTAACAAAAACTATTTTATTGTTTGACCCATTCCATGTAACAATCATATCATACATATTAGTAATATACAAATCATAGTTATTATGCACGGAAGAATTATACATTATACCATTTGATAATGTTGTTCCTGCAAAATCAATATGTGACTTAAAATTATTAAATTCTAACATCCACGGTCCATATAGTGTAGAATCCCAAGCATTAATATGATATTCATTATCATTATCTATAGTTGCAGCACCACCACTAATAGTTCTTGAATTTTTACACATATATCTATCATATCTTTGACCCGATCCGTTAATTGTTATACGAGACATCATTTCTCCATATGTCAACGGATAAAGTTGTGAACCCTTACCGTCACCGTTAAATGTTCCTTCTTTAACATTATCTGCTTGAATACCAATATATCCTAACCCACTACCAGTACCGCATTGGGTTCTAACAATCATTGTTGTATATTTAATATCATTATAACTAATACATGTTTTGTATGTGTCTCCGTTATCTATACTATATGTTATAGTTATATCATCTCCATCATATGTTGCCTTCATATATAATGTATTTAATGTTGGACAATTTAAATCTTTGTTAAATACACCATAAACATGCGATTGTTTTTTATCTTGAAAATTAGTTATTATTCGATCGGAAATAAAATCCCATCCGATTTCAAAATCATCCCCATCCATATTAAGAATTATTTTTGGCTTATCGTCTTCAATAGTTCTAACAAAAGACCATTCAACAATATAATTACCATTCATAATGCCACTCATAATGGACACATCATCTGTTCCCGTTGCAACATATTCATCATACATGTTAACTACGGAATAATTTCGAAATCCTACATTAAAATCATTAGATATATTTTGATCCTCAAAATCATCATAAATACCGTTAGCTAATATTAACCAATTCTCATCATCATATTCTTTTGACAAATCAACATAATATGTATTACCCGTATTCGCAACGACACTAAAATTCTTTGAAAAATAATACACTAAACCGTCAATTGTTGTAACTTTACATAATGCTGTTAGGTCACTAATTTTATCAAATATAATAATATTATCACCATAATCTTCATATTGTTGCACATTATTAGTTATATTATATTGTTGATTGTTAACCTCTAGCACGACTGATAGTATAACATTTTCTACATTTGTTTGATTCTCTACTCTAATTATAACTTGTTGTCCCACAGTAAAAGAATCCAAAGAATGCTCTTCATTATCTAGTGTTCGAACATCAAATAATACATCAGCGGAATCAACTTTAGATCTTATAAACCCCGAACCATTTATAGAATAATATAAATTAGGTGAATATACGTCCACTCTAATAGGTAATACACCATAGCCCTCAAC